ACGGGCGCGCCAGCAGTTCCGCTGCCGCCCGTGCCGCCGCAAGCGGTCCGCCGCCAATCGCGACCGTGCGCAGATCGGCCGCCGTGCCCTGCCAGCCCCCACCGCGCAACCCTGCAACCACCAGCGCCAGTACGTCGCGCGTGGAAAACCGCCCCGCCTCGAAGCGCTCGACCAGATCAATCATCGACCCTGACGCAAGCGCCGCCTCCATCTCGGCCAGCGCCCCCAGCGTCAGCTTGGCGACATGGCGCTGGCCGTCGAGCACGATTTCCACCTCGCCCGCATAAGCGTTCGCCATCACAGCGCCGTAAACGTCAGCACACCCGCCGAGGCCAGCGTCAGGTCATAGGTGGCTTCGCCGTTGTAGCTGCCGGAATACTCGATCGCGGTAATCTGGAACGGCCCCTGCACCACCCCGAAATTCGGGATGATCACCTGGAAATCCGGCACCTCGCCGCCAAAGAAGATCTGGCGCGCGCGCTCGTCGGTGTTGGCATCGCGAAACACCCCCGCCCCCGAGATCGAGGCCGAGCGTACCCCCGCCCCGGCCAGCAACTCGCGCCAGCCGCCCGCGCTTTCAAGACTGGTCACATCCACCGTTTCCGCGTTGAAACTGATCCGCGTGGCGCGCAGCCCCGCTATGGTCTCGAACTGCCCGACCCCAGTCAGGTCGAGCTTGATCAAAAGGTCCTTGCCGTTCTGGACAGCCATGCTCGTTCTCCGATTGCTGTTAGCTCATGGCCCTTCACCAAGGGCCGGATTTCACCCCGTGGGGTCAGTCTTCCACCCGCGCGCGAAACCGCAGATCAATCCGGCGCGCTTCGCCTTCGCTCAACCGCTTCGCCACGGCTTTGAGAAATTGCAGGCTGACCAGATGCCCCCGCGTCAGGACCAGCGCCGCCCCCACCAGCGCGTCCGAGATCGTCACCGCAATCTCCTTGGCCGGCAGAAACCCGGTGGCATCCGAGATCACGCTGATCACAAAGCGATGCTCCGCCCCGCCGCCGGTCTTGTCGCCGGCATCAACCGCTTCTTCCGGGCCAAGCAGCACGAACGTCCCGTCGCCTGCGCCGTTTGGCACCGCGTCATAAACCGGCACCCCGTTCAGGCTCGCCACCAGCCGCTGATACACCGCCGCCTGCAAGGCGGCCGCCACACCATAGCTCATGCCGGTTCCTCCTCGCGCGCGAAACACACCAGATAGCGCCCCCCCGGATCGCGCTCGCTTACCGCCAGAATGTGAAACACCCTCGCCCCATCGCGAAATCGCTGCTCGGGCCTGGGGCGCGAGGGCGCGCCCTGCGGTGCCCCCCGCACCGTGATCCTGTAGGGCACCGAGGCCAGCGACACCTCGTGCCCCGCCACCTCGCGCCCCGCGCCGGCCACCACTTCGGCCCAGAGCGTGCCCAACACCACCCAGGTCTCGGCAAACCCGCCCGCGCCGTCCGGCAGCTGCTGCGGCCCCTCGAGCATCAGCGCCCGGCTCAGGATCGGCCGCGTCATGCCGCACCTCCGCCCAGCACCCGCACCGTGCGCCAGCGCTCGATCAGCGTCACCACCCCGAACGGCAACCCGCCCTCACGCACCCCGGCCTCGTGCCTGCGCTCGTAGTATTCCGCCGCCAGCAGCAGCACCGCTTGCGCCAGATCGGCCGGCACCCCCGCCCAATCCGCACCGAAACCGGCATCGAACACCACTTCGATATGGCCATCTATCGGCACCAGCGGCAGCAGCACCCCCACCGCCGCCAGCTTGGGGCGGTGAGTGTCGGGCACCAGGCGATAGCGCGCCGGGTCCAGCGCCACCGCCGCCCCCGCCGCATCCACCAGCGCCACCGAGATCACTGCACTCACTGGTGCCACCGGCAGCGCCTGCTGATCAGCCGCGCGCCAGTCCTCCAGCGTCCACAGAAACCGGCGCGCAATCAGCACCTTGCCGATCCGCCCCTCGATCGCCGCCAGCGCTGAGCGCAGATAGCTTTCAATCAATGCGTCCTGCATGCCGTCATCGGCGAAGCCAGTGCCAAGCCGCAAATGATCCTTCAACGCCTGAACCGGCAGCGCCGCGCCCGGCACCGTGGTCTGCTCGATCAACATCATGGTCTTTCTCCGACCCCCCGGAAAATCGTGAACGCGCGCCCCGTGCCGCTCGGACGGAGGGGGAGCAGCTAGACGGCACGGCAAGGCCGGCGCGCGTCCAAGACCCGCCCCGATCAGGGGCAGACCGTCACGCCGGTTGTCATGCCAGCGCGAACTTCAACAGCTTGATCGCGGCAAAATCGCTGACATCACCGCCCACCCGCTTGCTGGCATAGAACAGCACGTGCGGCTTGGCCGAGAACGGATCCCGCAGCACCCGCAGGTCCGGGCGCTCGGCGATGGTGTAGCCGCTGGCAAAGTCGCCAAACGCGATGGCATAGGCATCCGTTGCGATGTCGGGCATGTCCTCGGCAATCAGCACCGGATAGCCCATCAGGCGCGCAGGTTCCCCCGCCGCCAGCCCATCCGACCACAAGAAGCGCCCGTCGATATCCTTCATTTTGCGCACTGCGCCTGCGGTCTTGGAATTCATCACGAACGTGGCGTTGGCGCGGTAGCTGGCGTCCAGCGCATAAACCAGATCGACGATCACATCCGCCGCGTTGGCGGCAGCAAAATCGCCCGCCGCCCCCGAGGCCACATAGCCCAGATTGCCCCAACTCCAGACCGATTGCGCCACCGCCGGATGGGCAAGCAAGCCCTTGGGCTTGTCGATCCCGTCGCCCACAATGAACGCCGCCGCTTCCGAACGCGAGAACTTGTCGCTGATCCGCCCCGCCAGCCAGCCCTCTACGTCAAACGCGCTGTCGTCGAGCAGACGCTGGCTGGCCTTGGGCATCGCGCTCAACTCATGCAGCACGATCGAGATGCGCTCGATCTGCGGCGTCGCACTCTCCACCACCGCGCCCACCTCAGTCTGCCAGCCCGCGCCGACATCGGAGTGGTCGATCAGCACGTCAAACGAGCTGGCCTCGACCTGCACCACATTGGCAATCGAGCGGATCGACGACGTCGATTTCAGCGCGCTGCGGATGGTTTCTGCCGTCTGCGGGTCCACCAGATAGCCGCCCTCGGCCGCCACCGCGGTGTTCAGGGCCTTGCCTTCCAGCACCAGCCCGCGCAGCCCGTCGTCATCGCCCGAGCGCAGGTAGGCGTCGAACGCCTTGGTATGGGGCACCTCGATGTCGGCAAACGCCGAAAGCACGGGGCGCCCGTAAGTCATGGTTTTCCGATCCAGCATGGTCAGTCGCTCTTCCTGTTGTTGCAACGAAGTCTTCATGTCATCCTGAAAGCCTTTGAACTCTTTCAGAAATCCGGTCATCGCGGATTTCACTTCCGCACCCGGATCAAGGGCCTGGGGCACACCTGCCCCGGCCCGAGCCTTTGTCTCGGTCATCTCGTCTTCCTTTGGGTTTCAGTCGTGAAAGGCCGCGGCTCAGCGCTCGGCCAGCTCCCGGCGCGCGTCATCGAAGATCTGCGCCAGGTCGCGCCAGGTGTCGGCCATCTCGTCGCTCTTCGCCGCCACCCGCGCCTCGGGAAGCATCGGGAAGGTCACCAGCGACACCTCCCAAAGCTCCAGCTCGGCAAGCAGGCGTTGCCCCTTGCCGTCGCGTTCCGCCCGCAGCGTCCGGTAGCCGATCGACAGCCCATCGATCGCACCCGCTGCCAGCAACGCGACCGCCTCGCGGCCACGCTCTACATCCACCAAAATCCGGCCCTTGACGTAAAGCCCGGTCGCGTCCTCGCGGGCCTCGTCCCAGACCCCGATCGGTTGCGCCGGATCATGCTGCCACAGCATCTTGACCCGCCGCCCGGCCGCCGCCAACGCCTTCAGGCTGGCGGCGTAGGCCCCGGCCTGCACCACGTCGCCACCCTGATCGGGCCGCCCGAACACCGAGGCATAGCCCTCGACCCGGCTTCCTTCGGTCACCACCAGTCCGGCCTCGGGCCGGTGGAACTTGCGCTCCGGGGCCCCGAAATCATTCGCCATTTCCATCTTTCACCTCATCGCCGCTTGCAGAAGTGACTCGGCCCCCTGCGCCAGCAGAAACGCCGCAACCCCGTAAACCCCGAACCAGATGCGCCGCTCCAGCCGCTCGAGGGTGGTCTCGATCTGCCCCAGTCGGTATTCCAGCGCCGCCCAACGCTCGTCGGCCACCCGCTCGTTAGCCTCGATCCGGGCCGAGGCCGCGTCGAAACTGTCGTAGAGAAACCGCGAGCCGCCGGTCTCATGGCGAATGTTCATTGCCCCTCCGCCAGTCGTGGCAACCCCAGCAGGGCGCGCTTTTCGGCCAAGGTCAGAAAATCCGCCGCCCCCACCCGCGCCCACTGCTGATCGCGCTCGACCGCCAGAGCCGGCACCTGATCGAGATCGGGCTTGAGCTCGACCGCCTCGCCACTAAACCCCGCCAGCCAGTGCGACACCACCGCCGTCACCTTGGCCGCCAGCGGCAGCACCGTCAGACGAAAGAAGGCGCGGTTGGCCTCCTGATAGTTGGCATAGGTGGCATCGCCCGGAATCCCCATCAGCATCGGCGGCACCCCGAAGGCGATGGCGATCTCGCGCGCCGCCGCCTCCTTGGTTTTCTGGAACTCCATGTCGCTCGGCGAAAATCCCATCGGCTTCCAGTCGAGCCCGCCCTCCAGCAGCATCGGCCGCCCGGCATTGCGCGCGCCCTGATGGTTGGCCTCCATCTCGCTGACCAGCCGGTCGTATTGATCCGGCGTCAGCGCCGATTGCCCGTCCGCGCCGCGATAGACGATCGCGCCCGAGGGGCGCGCCGCGTTGTCCAACAGCGCCTTCGACCAGCGCGAGGCCGCCACATGCACATCCACCGCCACCGCCGCCGCCTGCATCGGCGAGAACCCGTAATGGTCGTCCTGGGGATGAAAGGTGCGGATATGGCAGATCGGCGCAAAATCCCGCGTCATTTCGAACCGATGCCGACGGCTGCCCACCGTGTAGTCGTAGGCCACCGGCCAGCCATCCGCCCCCGGCACCAGCGCAATGCGGTCCGAGCGCAGCACATGCAGCTCGCCCGGCAAGGTTCCCGCCCCCGGCACCGCCTCGAGGTAGGCATTGCCCGACAGCAGCAACTGCCCGTAAACCGCTTCGAACAACTCGGCCCGGCCCTGCCCCTCGTTGGGCCGGCGGATCAGATCCAGCACCGGATGGATGTCGTAGCGCCGGTCGCAATCCTGCAACACCAGCGGCAGCGCCGCCGCCGCTTCGGCGATCAGAGTGACCGCCCGGAAGCCGATCGGATTGCCCAGAAAACCCGTTTTCGTCAGCGAGATCACATCGCGCGGGCTCCATACCACCCGCCCCGACCCCTGCCAGGCAATCACCGGCCCCGCAGCCGAGGCCTTGTGCTCGGGCGGCTGCCTTTCGACCCGCCGCAGAAAATCGAAAACCATCTCAGATCGCTCCTTCCCGTCAAGCCGCGCCGGCCAGCGCCGCGCTTTTCAAATCGCGGCATGAACATCGTGTCATTCAAAGGTCGTATTCACACTGGTCCAAATATCCCCGCCGGAGGCACCTGACCTGACCGTCGCCTCCGGCGGGGATATTTGGACCAGCAA